ACCTACTACGCTAAAGCTTCGTAGGGCAGAATGGTTACGGTGAGCGAATCCGTATATGATGTGTGACACATCATTGCGCTCATATCCATTAATAATTAAAAGAACACTAAAAAACAAGTATCTTAGTTACACTACGTAGGGGAAAGTGTTACGCTTAAACTAAGGATCTATATGACAGAAGAACAGATCAGATCGTGTTTTAAGAAACAATTTCCAAAAGAGATAGAAGAGTGTAAATTTTGTCCAACTATAGTAGGTAAACTTATACTTATGGCATTTGATAGTGAGACACTCAACCTTGTTAACCAAAAACAATGTAAAGATTTTGAAGATTATGTGCGAGAAGCATGCAGAATACAACAACCAGATTGGCTTATAACAGCATCTTTAGCTAAACTTATGCGTATTGATATGTCCAAACCTAAAAACAATCGTTTTAAGACCGATTTTCCCTATCCTTGGTGATATATGAAGAAACAAACACAACAAATGACCATATTTGATACATTCATACTCAAAAAAGAACCTACAAAGGTAAGCAAAGTTAAAACTAAACCTGTAGATCAAGCACATATTAAACGTAATGAACGCATGCTTACTGAATTGGAAGATATTGTATCAGAATATAGGATGCCCTATAACTATTGCTCTAAATGCAACTGCCTTCACAGTAACTTTATACATGATGAATATATGTCAGGTAAGTCACGTATGACCCTAAGTCGATTATTTTCACTCACAAGTGCCGATAGAATCTCATGTTTGGCAAGTTTCGACGAAATAACACGAGAGGATATAAATTATCGTATAATGGGTCTTTTTAGATAGCGGTTGAATAAATGCCATTTTCAGTTATATTATCAAAGCTTCATTACTACTCTCCTTTTTTCACGGTCCTATTTGTAATTAAATAGGACCGTGTTTTTGATGCTTAACGTGAAGCTGCGTCAAGCATCTCCTTATAGAGTTTATCCTTGAGATCTTGTGTAAGCCCGTTAGCAAACGCATTGGCATGTGTTAACGGGCTGTCGCTCTGGGCAGGGGATAGAGAAGCCAAAGGTTTAGGCTTTGCAGTATTTTTAGTGATAGTTTCCGCTTCAGTTGAATAATTTTGTGAGAGATTCAGTTTCTTAATAGCTTGATAAGCGGCTTTTGCCTTACTGTGAAGGTTATTATTGTTAGCTATAGATTCGGCAAGCTCAGGATACTGATATTGTAGTGCTTGGACTGCATCTTTAGTCACTACTTTATCAAAATCAGGCATTTCTATGCGGATCATAGCTTCAGCATTCATTGCCGCATTCTGTTGCGACTGTTGTTGCAATTTCTTCTCTATTTTACGAAGTTTTTTCTCATAAGCTGATAAATGTTTGCCTTCTACAAGATCGTCAGGATTAAGACGTATTTCTTCTTCATCTTCCTGTTCTTGTTTAGGTTGCTGCATCTGTTGGACCATACGTGCATATTCATCACGTTCCCGTTCTATACGTTCCATTTTTAAACGCAATTCTCTAAAACTTTCTTGTGGTGTAGGCGCTGCTTGTTCTACAGGTGTTTGTTCCGGTTGTTCTACGTGTTGAGTCTCTACAGGCTCTTGGACTAATTCTTCATTTTCCATGTGGCTCTCCTAATATAAGTTGCCCTGTATCTTCTGTTTCATGATTTAATTTTTTACATAATGCCAACAAAGTACCATCATAAAAATCACGAACATAAGGGTATATAGGTGCATGTTCTTCAGGTACCGTTATAAGGTAACGTAGATACTCGCAATAATCCTTACAAGGAATAACCCACATAAATTTAGGTTCTGGCCAATCTTTATGACATTGGTAAACACATTGGTCATAATCCGGCGTAGGACATGAATGACGGGCAAAAAACATATGTCTTATAACATTGACTAATAATCTATCGCCACGAGTCAATACAACAATGTAAAATATCCCTGTATAACGTGATTTTTGGGTATAAAAGCAGTCATAGAGCTCTTTATCATAGTCGGTTAGCTGCTCATGCATCTGCTCTGATACTGTATGTTTATTATCTGATTTCGATAGAAGATCAACGGAAAGTTTGCCTACCGTCTCAGGTTTAGCATGCTTCATCTACTCCCCTTGATTAAGACATTACTACTCTGTGCAGAACGATAGCTAAAACAAAGCCTTTTTGCAATATGTTTTAGCTATCGTAAAGAGATACTACTTTTTCTTGGAACGTTTAGACTCACTGATTGCTATTGCAATAGCTTGTTTACGTCCTTTTACCTTAGGCCCTTTTTTAGAACCTGAATGTAATTCACCTTTTTTAAATTCATGCATTACCTTCTCTATTTTTGCCCGTTTTTTCTTTGTGCGTTTGGGCATAGGTGTTTCACCTGCAGAAAGCAATGCATTCTTTATAGACTTATGCTCAGGTTCTTTAGCTTCCTGTACCATAAGTTTTTTCAATGTTCCTAAATATCTTGCCATGTCTATCCTAAAAGGGGCCGAAGCCCCTTTATTATCTTAAACGTGATGATTCTTGGTTCTTAAGTTTACTGTTAACTTTAGCCATAACAGTAGATTGTTTCTCATTAAGCGCTGAAGGTTTGCCAATGATAGTATTAACTATCTTCTGATTCTTAGTAGAACGTATCATTGCAGGCATAATACCCCTAGAACTTTTTAGGATTCTTACCACGACGAATTTTGGCACCATCAAGGCTATTGATCTGTTGATCAACACCTCTCAAATTATCGCCGTTAAGCTCATCAGATAAGAAATATTCACGCTTAGGATATTCACGAATAACTACATTCTGTGGAAGATTGGACATCTTGCTATAATCTTCACTGATCATAGCTCCATCTGCTCTTTCTTGTGAATGTACATAGTCCATACCTTGTTGCTTGATGGAATTGTAAAACTTCTTTGCCATGGTTGGCCTTTCGTAGAACTGTCTGCATAACAGACAAGGGTTATTCCCTCTACTACAGAGGGCTTACTTTTCAACTTTTTTGAGTCTTGTGTAATAGTCTTTTTTCTCATTAAGATGAGCCAATACTATCTTTGCAGTTTGTAACGGATCATCATGAGTTACATTGGTTTTCTTAGATCTGCTGCCATGCTCCGCTTCAACCTTCATTCCCTGAAGGAACTGTTTTTTGTCATACTTGTCCCATGATATTTTCAGATGCTTGGCGAGGCTGTCTAGACTGTACTTTTTCACGTGATTTCCTTTGTTTTATAGGTTGTAAAGATTGTTGCATAGCATTTTGCATCTCTTGAGCCTTTACCATGCCTTGCATAGTAAGTAACTTCTGTAACTGGTCAAGATCTGCTGTGTCGATCTCTTTAAGTGCTTTAACAAGATTGAGTAATGCCGCATCTTCATCGTGTATAGCCTTAGCCCTGCGCTCTTCAGCCAATGCTCGATTCTCTGCAATACGAGACATGCGCTCAATACCAATACCCTTATTAGCTTCAACTTGTGACTGTACAAGTTCATTCTGCATAGCCAATTGTTGCATCTCAAGTTGTTGTTGCTGTTGCGCCTGTTGTTGTTGTGCCTGTTGTTGTTGCTGTATACGTTGTACCAGATCATTTTTATTCTGTAGCGTGCAGGTCTCAAGTAGGACATCATCAGGTATAGGAACACCAACTTCACGCAAATGTAACAGTTGTACAAACTCAAGTTGTCTTTGTGTCTGAGTGAGTACAGCTTCTTCAACACGTGCATTATAAATACCAAATGCTTTATTATAAAACTGTGCTGTAGGTTCTTCACCACCTAAGATCTTCTTGATCTTGCCAGGCATGTAGTTTGACGAGATAACATCTATCATCATCTTGCCTAAAAGACGTTGTGACCTATCAAGTTGATCAAATACAGGCTGCAACGTAACCAATGCTGCATTCTGACGAACAATGGAAAGTATACCCGCTTTATCATCCGTTGCTGTGCCTAAAAGTTCTTCTGACACTCCCGCTAATTCATTTATTTCTTGCCCTAAAATCTTCGATACTTCAAGTGTAGTAGGTGGTATAGGAGTAGCTGCTATCTGTTCAACATCGGACATCTGTGCTTCTTCTTTAAGGCATAATCCTTTACCTTGACCTGACATAAACACATCTGCTGGATTAACAAGAGCATTTTCTTTGTATTTCCAACCTGAGTTGATCTGACTTTCAAGCATATCAAGCTCAATAACCTTACGACGTGAATAGAGCCATTGAGCATCTCTAAGATTGCGTACTATACCTTGTATTCTAAAACTCATATACGGTAATTCAGGCTGCCAATAAGTAAATACAGGAACAAAATTATAGGTATCAATTCCGATAGGATTAGGTCCATCATATAACGTCTTACCTTGAGCCAATATAGCGAGCTTTACCGTAGGAATAGTTTGTTTAACCATAGATACTTGAGGGTACGTCTGCAAGAATATCTTGAGGCGGTCTTCATCTTGACCTTTCCACTCAAGTGTTTCACCTGTTTGCTTAT